TCCTGTGACAGTTTGAACACCTGTAAAGGGTGTTGCTCGAGCAACCGCCGTAGTCACGATATGTGCAGACGGGATAGAATCTGAGAACGATTCCATCTGGGGTGTCATGAGCTCTATATCATAACTGACGTAGAGTTCACCCACTGCTGATGCGGGACAGTTCTGTGTTGCCACAAAAAGCTGACCAACATTGTATGTCTTAATGTCACCATTATAGGATCCGTTACTCACGTAACGTTGGACTCCAAACTTTCTCAAGTCCTGCTCGGAACAAGAGTAGATGCACTCGGACCACGCGGCAGATCTAACTGCGTTGTGGTAAGCCATCAATTGTTGTTTGGTGTCGGGAGGATCATCTGCTGCATCGAAATCAACAGCCAACATCACAGATCCAGATGTGGCAGAAGAGACTTGGGTCTCATATTCAAAAATGAGCTTTTTGAATACATAGCTCTCATATCGCATGGCCATTTGTGATAACCAAGGAAAGAGAGCAGGGTTGCCAGGATTAATCTGGTAGTCAGTGGACGCGTAAAGCGCACTGCCGACCACATCTGCTACATACTCTCGATGACGAACACGAACGCGTCCATCACCGGAATAGGCAGATCCTGACACCTCGGGTGCCCCTGTCTTTTCGTTTCGAGAAGTAGCAACAGAAACTTTCTTCAGCTTCGATTTGCCAGCAGCCTTCTCGGACTTGCTGGACTTCTTTTGAGAGCTCTTCGCCCCTTTCGCTTTTTGCGAATTCATGAGTGTTTAGTATGGGATCCCACTCTCTCCAGAGTGCGACTATACATTGTAATGACCAACATCTTGGGTGTCCGTGTAGTCTGTCGACCGTCCGATAGCCCCGAAGGGTGGATATCCATCTTTCACTATCTTGGTACGGAACTATTAAGTCTAGTTATCTGCTTCTGATTCGTCCGAAGAAACCCTCAGTTAACCACAGGCCCGAAGGCATTCTGGCTAAGACTATGATAAAGAGACACCGTTTTGGACACTTAACATTACAACCCCATGGCCAAGTTTAACGACATTCCGGGTCGAGAACACACTCATAACTCTAAGTCCCAAAGACAATGGAACTCAGAATCTGAATCATCTTCCTCCTTCTCGGAAGGGACAGACGATTCAATATCTTCATCAGAGGACAGAACATTTGGTACAAATCTTTTGCTAATTGTCTCACAAACTTCCCTCGCGGGAAGATAGGTCTTTAATTTTCTCTGATTGCAAGGTTTCTCCTTCATTTTAAGAGCTTGTCGATATTCATGACGAAGCTCGTAATCAACTGTCTTCCCTGCTCCAACCACGTAACAGGTGGAGCGTAAACAAAGGGGGAGGACACGTTCGAGATAATCATCAACAACTTCCTGATTCTCTTTGAGAGGACCTTCTACGGGTTTGCCCCGAAGAACCCAATCAAAAGTAGGAGGACGAAGTTTCTTTAATTTCTCGAGCGCTGCTGTTACAGCCTTAGGTAACTCCATAATCTTCTCTTTAATTGCACGGATAGCTCGATTACGCATGAAGAAAGTGGCAACTTTACGTTGACACTCGCTAATACCGAATCTCCAGCCCATAGATGGTGTAATACCATATCCGCCGAGATCTTTGTGAAGAAAGAAGTTGGGTACAAAAGAACCTAAGTGAGGAGAAAGACGATCTAAAGTCTTCAAGTAGATACGCTGACACATTTGTCTAGAGCGCTCGTTAGGACAAAGCTCGATTAATCGCCAAATGGCTGGAGCTTGACCAAGGGTCCGAGTGATTTCACCTCTTTTTACGTTATGACCTAAAGCCATAGAGAGGGGGACATAGTTAACTTTCTGTCCAGAAATCATATCTACGAAAACTGAATTGATCAAGGCCCAACGAGGTGACTCATAAGTCTTAGACTCGTTTACGATCAATCCAACGTCATCGGCAGCTTCACGCCAACGACGACCGTCTTGAGGTCTACCTTTGAAGAGAATATCATCACCATTGATTAATACTTTCTTCAAGCGAGAATCGCGTGCACCTGTAATGGTCATGCAACGCATATAAGTAGACAAATTTATTATGCACAATAAGGGGAACGAAATGGGATGGCCCATGAGCTGACCTCTGGTCTGTTTCACAACAGTACCATCTGGGTAGTGAATCGTCGCACCACTGAAACTTTTTCTTAGTATTCTAGCCAAGTATGAATTAGAGATCGAAAGATTCTCTAATATTTGATCAATACATACCTGGGTAGCTTCCATAGAAAGGGCATCAGTAGCCGAGTCATAGTCACCGGAAAAATAGAGCTCACCATCCACCTCTCTTAATTTTAAGATCTTATCGAGTAGATCATCTGTCATAGTTCCGATAGACGATCGTTTCCATTGAGAAATAAGAAAAGTCTGAAAAGCACGGAGAGAGCTATAAATAGCCTCTCTGCCGATAGTGATCACCCGAAACTTTCCAGGTTCAGGGATCGCTTGATACTTAACATCATTTTCTTCTTCATCTGCCTGTGACAGGAGTCTATACTCTAGGTCACGCGAGAAGTCTCTCTCGATATTCTGAGTTTCACAAAGTTCGAAACTCTTCCCCTCCTTCAAGACACTACTATGATTACCACCGTCTGCTCGTGAAGTCTCGTAAGATGCACTCCACGTAGGTACACAATTGTTCTCAACATATCGAGTACCAGGCGGTATAATAATATTGACGCTTCTTCTGATCCAGTTTTTCGCTGTTTCAGAAATGGTTTTTTCAGAAGATAAGAGCTGTTTATGTTTTTCCATGCTTTGAACTCTAAGTTCGTCGGACATCTCGTTCCAACATCGCTTAGATTCATACATCGATCTAATAAAAGCAGCAGCCTTACGACCACTACTCCCACTGTTCGACATACGAATAGCACGAGTTAATAACATCTTCCTAATAAAACCAGAGAATACTGCCAGCCCGGATCGGCTGCTAGTTTTTCTCGTTCCATACGCCATGAGGTGGCAGAAATCTTCTTTCAGAAATTTCTCCATAATGTCCTTCAGGCTGAGTTCAAGCAAATCACACCACAAATGTGCGCGCGACTCCTCGAGTCTCAGAAAGTTCCTTTTCTTGATCATTGGAACAAATGAATCAAAGATTTGTACAATTGCTCGATAAGCAACAACCGCACGATTTAACTTCAACAGAAGCTGGCTTTTGGCCGCCCGACTCAAGAACTTTACGAGTTGGGGTTGAAGGGTTAAGCTTGGACCATCTGGTGCTAACCAACCAGGTGTATAGAACAGACCCGTTACCAGATCCACCCTATCGACGCATACGTCATAGGACCTCTGTCCTGATCGATCGATCATGACATGTTCTTTAATATGCTGAACATCGAGGTTTCTCCATCCAGAGCAAACCTTGAGGTCAAGAGTACTTTTCGCAATTTCATTGTGGGAGTACA